ACATTAGGTCAAGCGGAAGTCAACAACCAAGTCGGGGTAAGCGATTTGGACACCTGCTTTGAAGGCTGCTTGGAAGCGGACTTCATCGTTGTCTTTGCTGAACCAGATTGAGAACTGTTCCTCATCGCTCAACAAGTCGGTTCCGTAGAAGAAGTTACCGAGGTAAGACGAAACGATGCGGTTCGTTCCGGTCAATCCGGGGACTGCAATGACACGGACATTCGTGCCGGGATACATGATGTCCCCGTCAGCAAGGCCAGCCAAGTCAACTTGGTTGTACAGGACGTTAGCGGTTGATTTGAACGCACCAAGCAAGGTACGGAAGTTGTCCCAACCACAGAAGATTACGAGGTCCGTCTTAGTCAAGATGGCCTGTGGAATTTGGTTGTAGATGCCGTCAAAGATGGCGATTGCGTTGCCTGTGGTGATACCAACGGAGGCAGAAACCGCTCCTGTGTTACCGCTAATGGTTGAACCCGAAGCAGCGTTTAACAACTGATTGACACCTGAAAAGTAGGTGTTGCCCTTCCAAATTGCGTTCTCCAACGCTTCTGCGATACGGAGAGCCTTCTGCTCGGAGAAAGCCTGCTCGAAAGGAACGCCATCGTAGGTAGAGCCAGCGGTCAACTGGGTCTGCATCCAGTATTGTTCCAAAGAACGAGGACAAAGGGTTTCTTGAACCTTCATACGGCCAACGGTGATGTTACGCTGACTGAATGTAGTCGTACCTGAACTTGCGTAACCGCAAACATCTCCGCCTTGAATCAAGGCATCGGTGTCCATGAGGTTTAACGCAGCAGCGAACTTGATACCAACTTGCTTGGTAAAGAGGGCTGCTGAACGAGCGGAGAATACCGCTTTGGTGATGAGAGGAAGCCTCTCTTGGTCGGTGTAGGCGTTTAGATTGCCAAAATTGTATGCCATTGTTAATGGGGGTTTAGGGGTTTAGTTTTTTTTGAGTGATTGAAGTGCTTGTGCGAGTGCGTTGAAGTTCTGCGATGCCTGAGCCTTACGCTGCTCAACGATTGCGGAACCGCTTGCTTTTGGGGCTTCGGCTGGGAGTTCGCTGACTTTTTCAACGATGTCGGCCATGGTTTCGACCTGCGATGCGAAGGCAGACATTTTCTCCTTCATCTTGCCCATTTCAGCGTATGCTGCCTTGAGTTCTTCCATGATGGCTCCAAGATGCTTGGCGACGATAGCCTCAACGACTTCGGGGGTCATTGCAGGATAGGCCTCCTTGATTTCTTCGGTAACCTCAACGGCCACTTCGGGAGTGATTTCAGCGGCAACAGGCAAGGCTTCGATTTCGGGGGTTGCTACTTCAGCAGCGATGACCTCAACGATCTTGCCTCCTTCGGTCTTGATAGTTCCAACGCCTTCAACAACGTGTTCGCCATCGGGTGCAGGTAACGTGCCGTCCTCGGCTACAACGTAAACGGCAGTTCCGGCAACGAGGTCGCCATCCACACGGACAACGGTTCCATCGGTCAACTTGTAGTCAGCGAAGGACTGCTTTTGAGTTTTGAATTTGCGGAGTTCAGTCCGCAGGGATTCGATTGCGTTTTTCAGGTTCATAGTTAGTGGGATTTGTAGGTGGGTTGGATATGTTGCAAAAAAGCGGTTAATTCGTCAGCAAGGCCAGCGAGTGCGACCTCCAGTTCGGATTCGGTCTTGTCCATCCCGAACAGGCCCTCAACGGAGAAACCCCGAAATAGATTGCGGTTGTCCCAAACTTCGTCGTTCTCTACTTTGAAGGAACCGAACCAAGATCCATCGGGTGTGTCCTCATAGCCTTTGGGTGGCATGATACCTCGCTCGGAGTCGGTGATGTAACTCTCGAACATGAACACGCCATCCAGTTCAGCGTTGTGGTAGGCGTTGACGTTGTGCTGGTTGCCTTGCTTGAAGTACTTCTGCACGATTTTGCGGATGGTGGCTTTGTCGAATACGACGTAGTATTCGCCATAGGTTTCGTCCTTGCGAAAGATGGGGGTGTCTGCAAGCATGAGAGGCCCAGTCAGGACCCTGCGTTCGCCTGTTTCGGTGAACTTTTGTGGTGTCTTTGCGAAGGCTTGGAATGGCCGTTCGATGGCTGGCATATCGGTCAGGGCCACGAATTGGACCCCTTCATCCACCTCGTCCACGGTCATTCGGTATATGGGTAGTTCCATGCAGGTAAATGTGTTTAGGCTCCAAGAGTTGCAAATTCCTCCAACCTCCGAACCCTACGAGTGCTTTGGGTGATGTCCCTCTCGACCACATAGGCTCGCATTGGTGATGAACCTTGGCCTTGGCCTTGACCGAATCCAGACAGGTCGGTAACGTTCGGGTTTGCGAAGATTGACGGGGCTGCTGCTTCACCTCCACCACCGCCACCTGATGCACCGCTACCCGCTGGAACGCTGCCACCATCGCCCCCGCTTGTGATAGCCTTGCCTGCCTGAATACCAGCAGCGGTAATTGCTGCGATGCGTAACCCTGCACGAATCTTTGAAAGCGTGTTGAGGGTTTTCGCTTGAGCCACCCCTGCTGCTCCACCTGTAACCGCATTGGCTGGATTCAAAGCAGCATTAGCCGTATTACCCGCCATCTCTTTTTGAAGGTTGATAATTACTTGGGCAATGGCCGAACCTTTCTCCAAAGCCAACGCAGCAAGAGCGATTCCTTTGCTTTGATTGCCAAAGGACTGCAAGATGTTTTGAACCGCTTGCAATGAGTCCATGGTTACCTGTTGCTTGAAGTCGGCCAAGGTTTGCTCGTTCGCCTTCATGTCCTCGTTGAACTTGATGCGACGCTCCATCTCGGTCTGCATCGCTTGGGCATTCAAAGCGTCCTGCTTGGCGTTTTGGTCAGCGGTAATCTGCACCAAAGCGTCAGCCGTTGTCTTGGCTTGCAGTACTTCGGTTTCAGCCATGATAGCCCTTGACCGAGCCTGCTCTTCCATCATTAACCTGCGAGCCTCTGCGGTCTTCCTGTCATCTTCTTCACGCTTCTTGTTGGCCTGAATCTGCGCCTCGGTATGGGCTTCGTATGCATCCCGGTAATTGGAGAGGGCTGCTTCTTCACGCATCAAAGCATCCTCCCTTGCTTTCGCTGCGATGGCTGGGTCGGGTAGATTTAAGAACCTGCGGACCGCTGCGGTGAGTTCATCCCACTTGGCTATCAATAGCCCTACGGCTGCGACTGCTGCACCGATACCCGTTGCAAGGAGGGCAATTCGGAAAGCCTTCATGGCCCCGGTACTTGCCCCGACTGCGGTTGCGTAGAGGGCCTGTGCTGCTGCTTGGCCTTGGGTGATTAGGATGCTATCCTTGTTGAGCAGGTTGGCAACCTGCTGCACTCCGTTTGCCAAAGCCATCGCCCCTTGAACCTTCAACAACGCCTTCTGCAAGTCCTCGTTCTCGGAGCCGAACAACGCTGCTGCACCTTGAGCGATTTGGAACCCAGCGGTGATTCCTTGGATTCCAGCGACGAAGGTGTCGATGTTGCGAGTGTCGGAGGCGAGGTTCTTGATCCTTTGGCTTGTGTCCCCGATTTGGTCCTTCAGTTTCCCTGCCTCGACCTCCATTTGCTTGAAAGCCTTGGTCCCGGATTCCCCAGCCAAAGCCATCTCGGTCAGGGTCTTTTGGAGTTCCCTAAGCCGTTGTTTGGCACTCGTCGTGCCTTGTGCGGTTGAGTCCTTGATTCCTACTTCAAGGACGATTTCTTTAGTTACTGCCATTATCCGGGGGTTGGTAATTCAGGGTTGATGGGTGGTTCGTAGTCAGGATCCGCTGGGTCAGGGTCGATAGGTCCGTTGGGTAATCCAGCAGGGTCGCTTGTTATTGGGACGCTCGTTACAGGCACGAACTCTGCGAGGTTGAGAATCCTTCGGAGCGTTACCCGGCACGGCTTTGCTTCGCCTACGGTATAGTCCCGAATCTCAAGCAAACGCCATCGAATGCCGTTGTAATAGATGGGCTTGCGGAAGTCAAGTTGGTAGATGTCCACGCAGTTCAAGACGACCGTCAACTCCAACTGCAAGGCTTCCTTGGAGGTCGTTTCGGTGATGTAATTCAGCCAATACTTGTTGTAAAGGTTGTTGTTCGTGTAGGTGATTGGCGTACCGCTTGCGTTGACTGCGTTGTAGAAGACCTGCCTCGGAATACCAAAGGCAAGGTCCTCGGTCGGTGCGTAGGGGTTGTCAATGTGGCTGACGAATGGAACGTTGGCGACGTATTCGCCCGTAGCAAACGAACCGCTCACGCCTGTTTGATAGAACCAAGACGTTGTGCCTTGAGCGATTGAGTTGTACTGCGCTAATCGGTATCCCGTGTTCAACTGCTTAACCGTACCGCTTGCCGTGCTGCCTTCTAAGTCCCAAGCCCTGCCGATGACCTTATCGGTCGTGAACGAACCCGGTATCAGCGTCCCGGCCATGGTTTCGCAGACGAACTCGGATTTGCCGTAGAAGTTCTGCGTCAAGAACTGACGGCCTCCGTAGCCTTCCTTGGCGAGCGGATTGCTTGACTTGTAGGTCTTGGACAGGTAATCGCCCATGTCTTTGTACTTAAACACAAGCGACTTGTATTGGTTCGGGTCGCCATTGGTCAACAACTGCTCTTGATTCTCGTCAACCTTCTGCGTCCAGTCAACCACACCGCTGGAGTAGAAGTCCTTGAACGGCTCAATGTACAGGAGTTTTGGATCCTGTGCATCGGGCATGAAGTAAAGGTTGAACATCTTTTGCAAGTCAACGAGCAGGTCGCTCTGCTTCACGTCAGCAGGCAGGGCGGTCCGCATATCAACGACCCCGATGCTTTGTGGGTTTTCAAGGCAAGTCCATAGAACGGTTGCCCCCGAAAGGATAGAGAATTGGGTCGTCAGCACCGATGTATCCTGCGTAATTACGAACCCAATATTTGCCGTCGTGTTGGCCGGTATGGTTACGTTTTGGAATCTAACCACAAACTGCCTTTGCGTCCTTGCACTTATGTTGGTGATGACCGCATTGTCAGTCGAATCCGTGAGATTGCGGATAGACATATTCGCAAAGAATCCTGCATTGACCGCAAAGGAACCGCTGACCGTTAGGGCCACTTCAACGTCCCAACGGGTTGGAACGGATGGAGCGACGAAAGTGCTGGAGGATGCGACCCAATAGCCTCCATTGTCAAAGTAAGGTGCAGGAGTGTCTTTGCTGAAAAGTATCGTTGTATTAGCGTCCTCCATGAAGTTGACGCTTCCAGTTGACTGCGCAAAGATGTTCGACCCGGACAGGGTAACAGGAATCGTGCCGGCAGAGTAAGGAATGACCAGTTTCTTGAATAGGGTCGAGTTGAAGAAATTGGATGAATACCGATAGCCTGCCTGTGCGAAAATCAGGTCCACCATCTTCTTGACGTAAATGGACGGCCCCATCTTCCAGTAAGGAACCGCAAACCATCCCTGCGTAATTACATCCGTGGCTCCGTAGGAATCCACCAAGCCGTAAACGTAACCACTCGCACCCGATGCGGTCCAAGTCGCAGAAACATGGGCCGACGTAAGGGTGTGATTCATCCCGGTAACGCCAGCCGTGTTCACAAGCAGATTGTTTTGAATGTCTTGGAATAGGCTCACGTCCTCGCTGAACATCCCGACCTCGTAAGTTACTTCGCCCTTGGTCTTGGACATAGAGAGCAACTGCATCGCACCGCTGAACACTTGGACCCCATCCTCCCACATCGCTGCACGAATCTTTTTGTTCGGCTGAAATCCACCGACGAAGGACTGCACGTTGTAGGCAAACTTGAACAGGCTTGCGTTGGTTGTCGTATTAGGCAACTCTATCGTCTTGGAGAACGACCCCCTCCGCTTGGTGATGTCGTTTATGTCGTCAATGCTGAACGTGATGGCTATGTCCGTGCCACCCATTGTATCAACTACATAGGGGACCTCAACATCGGAATCGTTGAGAGGATAGGCAATCAGCGTGACGCTCATAGGATGTTGTTCTTGTAGGCGACTGCAACCTCGACCTGCAACTGCGTGAGGCGGTCGTTCCTGCGAGTCGTGAATTGGTAGGTGTTGGCGTTGACGATAGCCTCGACCAACTGCCCATCCAGTTCAAGCCATACCTGCCCGGACCTGACCATCTCAATCAGCCAAGCCGATTCGGCATCGGTCAGCCAGTCCGAGTTGAGGGCGTAAACGTAATCGAACTCCCCAGCCCAAACTTTGTCGTAGGTGGTAGTCGCGTAAACGTCCGAGTTGTAGCCGAAGGTCTGCCTGCTGATATTGGCCCGCTTGCGGTTCTTGAGCGTAAAGGTGTAGGAGTCAATGCCTCCGTATTTGTTTTGAAAATGGACAGGGATGGAATTGAACCGCTGGCATTGCCCGATGACGTAGCGTTGACGAATCGTGATGTTTGCCCCCCTTGAGAAGTAAACGTCGTAGAAGTCCCCGGGATTGCCTTGGAATAGGTAATCTCCGGGGTTCCCGTCCAAGCATTGCCCCGACGTGAGGGCTTTGAGGTTCATTGGCCCGACCCCGAAGCGGATGACATTCGAACCCGATACACTCGACGCTAACACATCGAACTGCCTTGCAAAGGTCGATCCTGTTGCACTCCAGTATTGGATGTAAGCCTTCTCGACCCCGTAGTTGAACTGCCCGATGGAAAGCCATCCGTAGCCGTCCGCATAGACCGTGCGAGTCGTCGGGGTTGTTAGCATTCGATTCGTGTCGTTGACGATAGCACCACTCGGAAAGTACAGGCCACCACTCCAAGTCGCAAGTTCTAACTGCTCCAAGTTTCCTGCAAAGGAAACATTCCCCGACACGGTGGTAACGGTTCCTGTCTGCACGACTGGGGTGTTGCCGTATTCCTCCATGAAGTCGAGCCTGTACCCCGAATAATAGCCGGCATGGTCCACGAAGCCCGTTTGGGTCAGCGATGGCTTAGTCGGTGCAATCAGGGTTTCAACGACCTTGGCAACGTCAAAGAACCCGAAGTTGGTGCTGGGCAGTTTGTCGCATTTGAGCCGTGCAAGGGTGGTCCCTGCTGGGTTCTTGACATCGCAGACGTAGCGGTAGTTCGGTTGTGCAGTCAGCGAACCGCTGACCTTGAAGAGCATCTTGTTGTAAACGGGTGTAGCCACTTGGGGCGACCCTGAAAGGACGGTTGTTGCCATTTTATAGTTTGGTTGCTACGCTTATGGATTTGCCAAGGGTTTCAGCGATTGTGTTCACCAAAACGTCTATCATTTCGGGGGATAGGGCGTTGCTCATAAACTTGGTTCCCTCGACACCTCGCTCACGGATAGCAAAGGCCATTGTCCTTCCAAGGACTAAACCCTGCTCCTGCTTGGTCCGCATCCGCTTGAGTTTGCGTGAATAGGTTGGGGTTACTGCAATCTCCTTATTTGCAATCCAGTCCGCTATGGCTTGGGGTGGTGGAATCTTGTTGCCGTACCGAAACTTAGAGTCCCTTGCGGATATGTAACTCGATGACCTTCCGTGAACCCCTTGGTCAACGTACTTCCAATAGGGGTTGGCCATGATAGCCACGACGATTTGCTTTGCGGATAGTTCAATGTCTTCGGGGGCGATGGATGCCGAGAGCGTTCCCCCTGCATTTGCGTTGGCTGCTTCGAGGTTTTTCTTCGCAAGTTCGATGACCCGTTCAATCCATTTGACCAGCACGTCGTGGGTTGGCGACTTGCCTCCACCCTTGGGTCCGACGACTGAACCAATCCCCTCCAAAGCGGTTTGGTCGATGCCTTTCATCGAACCGCTACCGAACTTACCTACTGGTTGGCCATTGGCGAGGATGGTTGTTTCCATACGGGTAAATGTCCCCCGTGCAGGATAGTGTCTATCTGCGCCTCGCTCGCTCCGCCTCCATCCGTTCGGCTTCCAAGATGTCGTGAATCAGGAGGGCGTAGTTCAGAAACTCCACCGCCTTCATCGCAAAGATGGCATCGAATTTAAGCACGTCCTTGTTTGCCATCCGCCACACCACCATCAGCCAACCGTAGCCGGCAAGAGGACTTACGTCAACTCCCCTGCCTTCGTCATCAGGTGCTTGGAATAGTCGCTCAAAACTTTCAAGTAGGATTCTGAACTTAGCAAAAAAAAACTGACAACCCCCCAAACGTCGCCCACCTTGGCGTGCTTCTTCATGAGTTCGGCTCGCTCCGCATGGGCAACCCCGTCGTACTTTTTCGGGAATAATCCAAATAGACCACCATCCCTGCACAAGGTCGCCATGATTCGGTGGAGGTTCTGCAACAACTGCTTCTCGTCCGTGGTGTTTGCGTCCATGAGTTCTATCAACTGCCCAGCGGTCAACTCGTCCGTCAACACGGTAGGAATCCACCACTTGCCCCCGGCTTTGAACTTTCGCTTATACCCAAGGGCAGGCAATGCGTTCCACTCGCTTATGATGGCCTTGTAACGCTTTAGGACGGCCTTGGCGGGCATTTCTCTCACGAACGATATATCCACCCCCTCAACGATTGCGACGACCCCTGCGCGCTTGTCGTAGTCCCCAAGGACGCTTGAAAACTCAATGGCCCCGATGCGTTGGAACTGGTCGATGGTGAGGTCTTGGAGTTTCATAGTTTCAGGAAGGTTTTGTAGGACGATGCCGACGATGCCGATGCAAGGTACTGGCTGAACTCCTTATCAGCCTTGCGTTCTTTCTCCGAATAGTACCAAGGAATGTGCCTCGCTGACTCAAGCAACGAAACCCCACCGATGAAGTACTCCTGACGATTGTAAACGGCAAAGGTCGTGTCAATAGGTACGTCAACTCTCGCTGCCATGATAACCCTTGAATTACGCTGACGAGTCGCCTCGTAGTTGTTCACGTGGGTGTAGTACGACGACCTTGGAGGAACGTCATCCCATCGGAGCGACAAGCCGACCTTGCCTGCTTGGGGGAATTGTTGCAACCACTCCAAGCACATGGGAATCGTCCGCTTGCTGGTCTTGTACAGGTCAAGGTCCGGGTCTGTAACTGCATAGAACGGCTCTCCCAGTTGTTGTACCAAGCCCGAAGTCCATGGGGCTTGATGGCCCAAGTTTTCGTCAAGCATTACGACCTTGCAAGGGTTGGTGGCGTACCACTCCAGCAAAGGTTCGTAGGTTGAACCGTTGTCCACGATGTAGATGTCCCCAATCCCCTCCCACTTGCTCAAGTCCCTGACCATCGCTTTGGGCCATGTCAGCAGGTTGCGGTTGTTGATGATGACGGGGATGCCCATGGTTAGAACTTGTAAACGGCAATAAGGTCATCGTATCGGCCCGATTCACTAAGGTCTATGGCCTCAAAGATTGAGTTGCTCGGCGCTACGGCTGACAGGTTCACGAACCAATCCTTGCTCTGCACGTCCTCAATCATCAAAACACCGCCTTGGTTCATCAATGGAGCATAAAGGCTGACGACCTGCAACATAGAGCTCAAGGTGTGCGGGCCGTCGTCCAGCAGGAAGTCAATGCCGTTCTTAAAATAGTCCCTTGCGACTTGCACGGATTCGGGTGTGTAGGCCGATGCGATGTGAAGCCTTGAACGAGTCCAGTCAATGTGCTTGTCAGCCTTTGGCTTGACTTGGTTGGCAATGTCGTAGAACAAGAACTTGGCCTTGGGCAGATACTTGCACCACATAGCCATGGACCCTCCGTGCCACACGCCTATCTCCACGAAGTTGATGGAGTCGGCTCGCATTTCAGCCAAGTACTTAGCATAGGTGCTTGTGTAGTTGTGGCCGTTGGCTTTGTCGGTTCCTCCGTCATAGTCGGCACCATTGAGGTCTAACTCGTCGAGGATGGCAATCAGTTCTTTGTCTTTCATGGTTAAAATGTGATTACAAATCTTTCGGGACCCGGCCATCCATGGTTGGTATCGTGAACCTTGGTGTCGGGCTTCTTACCAATCCAATGTTCGGCTTGCCAGCGGTGTTCTCGTACAGGCTCACCCAGTTCCTTGATGTGGCTCGACTTGGCCCACCAATAGGTTCCACCAAAGTAGGGGTAGCCTTCGGGGTTGTTGTGGTCCGCCATGTGAGGGAACTGCTCTTTGGTAATCCAATGACATCCCACCGCATCCACGCCTTCCAGCAGTTGCAGGCAGCGTTCCCAAGCCACGACGTTGAAGAAGGTCATGCTGCGATTCCAAAGTTGGTTGATGAGGGACGGGTCGCTTGCCCCCTTCGTGTGGGCGTACAGGTACACGGCTTCTTCTTCCTGCGAGGCCCGGTACATTTCGGTAAGGGTTGCCTGCTCCCAAGCGTTGGTCCGGGTAACCACGACCTTGACTTTATCGGCCACCATCGAGTTCTCCAGCACCTCCTTGACCGCTTTGCGTTGTTCGGGTGGACCGACGATGCCGACCCTTATCTCATCCAAGACATTGATGAGGCCGTAGTTGCAGACCGCCATCATGTGTTGGTTGAGAATTAACTGCCAATTCCCTCCGCAGTAAACGTGGTAGTAGTGGATGACTTTCATACTAATCCATCCAAACACCATCATGCCTCAAATGCCAAAAGCGATGCCTAATGACTTGAAGGATTAAGCCAAGCAGCGAGTTAGCGTAGTAAACGCCAGCCTCGCAATGCAGTTCAAATTTGTAATGTTTGTTCATTGAAGCAGCAGGGTTAGAAGGGTGAGGATGAAGAAAACGGCTGCAATACTCTTGCCGATTTCGATGATCAGGTCAAGGATGCGTTCGGCGTTCATTTAAGCAGCAAGTCTATTCTTTCGTCTAAAACGGTGTGATAAGTTTTCATTGCTTGATATTGAACTCTAAGCAGTCCAAGCATAACTTTATCAATCGATTTAGCCTCATCGCTTTCAATAAAATCATAAAGTTTAGCCATTTTTGCGTAAAGTTCGCTTCTTTCGTCTAATAGGCGCACGACAAAATCTTTCATATTGTTTAGGGGTTTAGTACCCCAAAGTTAAACGGCACGATATGCTTTATCAAAATACTCATCTCTATTACAAAAATCTGTTCTGTGGGCGTTTATCCCATCACCGTAAGCATCTTTTAATTGCTCTTTTTCAATTTTTTTGGCGTGATTAAGTTTAGCCATAAATTCCAATGCTATTCCTAATGGAATATGTTTACTGATATTTGGCATATTCTGCTCTAACCACTCAAGTGCTGTTTGCTTCATGCCTCAAAGTTACACAACAACGTACTTCCCTGAGTTGCTTACTCTTAACTTGTTGAGTGCCACATACCGCATCGCATCGCAGGCGTGGTTGAATGAGTCAATCGGAACCCCCGTGTTCTTGCCTTCCTTGTCGGTTGCCCAAGTGTAGGACCGCAGTTCCTTGATGAGGTTGGTCGAGTCCTTGGTTACCTGCAACTTGAACCTCTTGAGGATGTCAATGCCGTTCCTGACCGAGTCCGGGCCTTTCTCCGCTGGCTTGATGTTGAATCCAAGTCGGTAGATTTCTTCGATGCTCTTGGGTTCTGCTGAATCGGCAACTATCTCCCAAGCCCTTGTGATGCCCAGCGACCGCAGTTTGTCTGCGATGTCTTGGTTTGTTAGGCCTGTTGCGTAAAGCAGTTCCTGAATGAGCAGGCAGTCCCCTTGGCGGTAGATAGCGACCAAGGCCGTAGGGTCGTTGCTAAAGCCCCAGTCAAGCCCAAGGGCGACGAATTTCGCTCGGCTGACATCGATACCCTCCACGACCTCAAAGTCCTCGTATATCGCACCCTGTAGCGTCCCGACCTGACCGAGTCCATAGACCTTGTACCAGTTCGCCCAATACTCCGAAGTTTCAGCCTTGACCCTCGCTTTCTCAATGAAGTCCCTCGCACTCTTGGGGCAGGCTTCGTTGTCCTTGTAGGTTAGAATGAGGAAGTCAACGTCCTCGTCTTGCATCAGTTCGGAGTGAAACCAAAACTCGTTGACCGGGTTCCAGTCAAGGATGACCGACTGCTTGGTCCGTGCTGCCAATTCCGTGTAAGCGTGGAAGGAAAGGTTGTTGGCCTCGTTCATGTAAAGCCTGTCCCTTCTTGCACCCCTTAACTTGGAGTCGTCGTCAGCCGAAAAGAACTCGATGTATGAGCCGTTGGCGAACTTGTACCGAAAGTCGGTGGCGTTCCATCGGGCAGCGTTGAACCGCCCTGTAACGGTCATAATCTTCATGAAGTCCCTCATGGCCCCACGCTTGAGGTGTGGGATAGATTCGGCTACAACGCTCGTTTCCGTGTACGGATTCTTGGTGCAATAGTCAATCTCAACGGCAAGGATGGAATACGTCTTGGATGCACTGGAACCGCCTTGTACCCCTTTGACGAACCGCTTTAACTCACGGACCTTATTTACGGCCGTGGTTCGGATGAACTTCTCCTGCTCTTTCAAGGGTCTTTATCTTTTGCAGGTAAACCACCGCATCCATCAGTTCCTCCTGTAAGTGCTGAATCCACTCCATCGGGGTCAGGTCGTTGCGGTCCATGGTCGTCCCGTACTTGGCTTTGCCCTGCTCGGCTCTTGTCCTGAATTGGTCAATGACTCCCTCAACGACAGAATCAGCCATTGTCGGGAAACAGGGGTTGCTCGATGTGGACCGTGTTCTCTTGCTTGTCAACCAAGCCAAGGAGGCGAGAGGCGATGTTGGCCGAGTAAACGCCAGCACTTGAACCCTCCAGCATATCCTTGTCGCAGGTCAGCCTTATGCGTGTAATGATTGGGGAGAATGTCTTGTGCAGGTCCGTAGTCCCCTTCCTGTAATCCGAAAGGTCATAGCAAACCCCGTTCTCTGCAAGCCATCCTTCAAAGCCCCGAAAGGTAATCGGACGCTCCTTGTCCCGGTAAACCATGACCCCATCCTTACCGACATAGTCCTGCACACGATATGGGTTGGCCTTGTTCTCGGCTCGATACTGCTCAAACGCAGCCCATAGTTCTTCGGGGGTATTCCAAATTGGGGGTCGGCCTGCCATTAGTATTCGATTTTGTCGATTAGGTCGCTAATCTTGTTTACGATTTTCATTTTCACTTCGTACTGGTTCGGGGCATTGGAATCGTCCACCGCTCCGATGCAGTCGCAGAGGGTCGTTATGACCATCATCAGCGAGTCCATCCGAGCCTGCACTTGGGCCTCGTCATCCTTCGCCTTCGAGTTCGCCAAGTTCTCGGAGTTTATTTCTTGACCATGATAAAGCCGACTTGCCACCCCAAAGGAGATATGAGATGTAACCGCAGTCGGAGGTGTCGTCTGCGTTGTCGTAGTAGGTTTCAGCCCTTGACAGGTAGGAGTGCATCCGCTTGATGGTTTCCACCGAGATGGGTTCTCCCTTGGACAAAGTGGCTGCACGAACTTTGCCCGTCTGGGTGGCACACTTGTTGCCGTTCCGCTCGTTCAGTTCAATCCCCCTCTTGGCATTTGCCCGAATCTCTTGGCCGTAGTCGGAGTATGACTCGAACTGCTGCCGCTTGTGATTCTCCCAAGTTGAGCCGCAAACGGCCAATCGTTGAGCCGTATCGGGGAACTCCGTGTTGACGTTGTTGTTGGACATACAACGACCAATGAAGCCTTCTCTTGACTCGTTATTGTTCGGGATTGGCAGGGGCATTTAGGGGGTGGGTTATGGTGTTTTGATTGGCTTCGGCAAACAAGTCCGCTTGCAGGTAAATGTATTGGAGGGCCGATTTTACGCAGTCAGCGCACCACCAGTTTGTGGGCGGTCGTCCGTGAGCGGTCAGGATGGCTTGCAGTTCCCCAACCGCATCGGGTGGCAGTCGCATGGTCAGCGATGCCACATATTGGTCCCAGTACTTGCGATGCTTTTGGGCCACGATGAACTGGTCGTTGGTCATTTGAAGGTCCATTCCCGAATAATTATTGCGGTGGCAGATGAGGCAAGCCCAAGTATCGGGGCCAAGTACCATTGGCAGGTCGGCAGGGTCAAGGCAACCCCAAGCCAAAACCCGAAGCAGGTCATACAACTAAACGGCTTCCGCTTCGCAAAGGGCAAAGCGTAGAACCATCCCGGCAGCACCCGGAACTCCACGACCGCAAGGGTCGCTAAAGCACTAATCAGGATGGGATAGACCAGTATATCCATTGGCTTCGATTGCGGTTTTGATTTTGGCCTTGGCTTGTTCTATGGAGTAGATGATGGACCTATAAGGGATGCCCGTTTCCCGGGACATGGCCTTCATGTTCCCGGTCTGCATGAGCAGGTTCAGCAGTTCTTTGTCGTACGGGAACGCTCCGTCCTTGGCCCAAGAGTCCATCTCTTGCTGGGCAATGGCCCAAAGGTCGTCGAGCAGGGAGTCGTAGTCCTTGCTTAGTTCTTGGGTTTCGGGATCTACTTCGACCCGCTCGTCATGGTGTCGGTACTTCTTGGCGAACTGGTTGTTGTTGCCCCGGTACAGGTTCATGATCAGGCGAACGATGTAGAACCGCAGGTAGCCTTGGACCTGCATCTTGGTAATCTTGTCGGGGTCTTTTTCGAGTAGGATGAGGACGACCTCTTGTTCGAGGTCCTTCCAAAGCGAATTGCCCCCCGTGATGGTGAGGCAAGCCTTGCGGATTTCTCCGCTGCGATAAAGGTCAAGGATGGTAGCCTCTGCGTTCACTCACGCAAAGATTACATAGATTCATGTGGATGTTGCAGAAATTCTTTGGTCCTGTTGAAAACTTCCTTGCGAAGGTGCTTGATTGATGGTAGTTGCCACATTTGGTTGTTGAGGACCTCTATGTTGTGCATGACCGTGGCGTGGTCCCTATTGAGGATTCGCCCGATGCGAGAATAACTGTACATATACTCCGAATAAGCGATGTCGGCAAAGATGCTTCGAGCCAGCACAAATTCACGGGTCTTGATGTTGCTGATGATTTGGTCGGGGTTGACCCCAACGACCTCTGCCGTGTAGCCGAGTATGGTGCGAGTGATTAGGTCCATGTTAGAACGGGTTAGGAGGTAGAGGCATCCAATGGCTTACTTCGATTAGGAACCACGTTTGATGCTCGTAGTACCAGCGTCCATCTCCAAGCCATGCGTAGGCTTGATTCATGTCGGTGGTAAAAATCAGGACTGGCTCGTAAGGTGTCGGCATCCTGTCCAAGCATTTAATCCATTCCATGTCAGGCGTTTTTGGCTTGGAGGATACGACCGAGCAGGGTCCAGTTGACGGACCAAGCCTTGATGGTTTCGGATTTGTCGGGTCGGTTGCAGTTGACGCACTCCTTGCGGATATGCAGTTGCCAGCGTCTAAAATCGATTGGTGTGGTTTTCATGGGTTTGGGGTTTAGCATTTTGGTGGTGTCAACGAAATGGTCTTTACACATGGGTTCGCGTTTCCGAATCCCAAATCTCGGTCCAATTAAAATCCTTCCAGCTGTCCTTCCATATAGATTTAAACTTTTCTTTGATTTTTGATTCAAAACTTTTGGCCTCTTCCAAGGTGTCAAAGTCCTCCTGAAAATCATTCATCCCTCCTTCAGGATAATAGGCATCACCGGCAAACACTAAAAATCGTTTCATAGGTTTAAGGTTTGGTTGGTAAGTTTATAGGCTGACGCTGGGGGAGGTTTGGTAAGAGCAGAGGCTGACGATTGGTTCACGAATGAGTACTTTCCCGAACAAGATATAACCCATTTTTTTCATCATAAGTGACGCTCTCGTTTGCTATGATTTTTACATCATTAATTGATATTTTGCAAGGTTCACCTAAGTAGCAGATAGATTCATTGTCGCTTTCGTGAATGATACCTGCTTCGCAAAATTTTGGGTTTATTCCCTTTGGTTGAAAGTATATTGTTTTCATGCTATGGGCTGACGGATTAATCATTCATTATACCCGATAAGGGTGCTTATTGACGGATTTCTCATTCATTATACCCGATTGAGTATAGTTCAAATCTACACAATTATTCCACACTTGCAACCACTCGCTGAAAATCCTCCACGCTTCGAATGACCTCGTATCGGTAGCCTGCCTCTTGGACCACCCCCTGCCACCACTTCTGCGAGAGCGACTGCTTGCCTTTCTCGGCTTTGAACTCCAGCATTACCGCACCGGTTGGCGAGAGCCATATCATGTCGCTGACCCCTGCGACCACGCCCATAGCCTTCATCACGCTGCCGGCATAGGCGTTCGGTGCGTTGTTGTTGACCGTGAACAATCGGCCACGCTGGTCGGGAAAGTTATTCCAGTGCCACTGGAAGCATTCGGCTTGGAGTTTAAATTCTTGCATGAACTTACTTTAGGATTGGAAAACGGTCTTTATTGTGGAAGGCCCAGCCTGGCCTCCATCCCATGTAGCGGATGAACTCC